AAGGATGCTGACTTCATATCTTCCGCAGATAATATGTCGCCATAAGAAGGATTGGCTATTTTCCAGTTATCTTCGTCCTTATAATTGAGTATTTCATCTCCTTGGTACCACGCAAAAAAGAAGGAAGGATCTTCAACCTCTCCTTTTGCTAGTTGAACGCCTCTTTGATACATCTGATAACACAGAGATTCTTTGCCTGATGAGTCGTATTTCGTTCCAGCAGTGGTGATTGCCACAAGCATTGGCTCTAAACGGGCACCCATAGACAAAGACATTGTGTCATAAAGTTCTCTATTTGGCTGTGAATGCAACTCGTCAAATGCCACAAATGTGGAGTTTAAACCTTCTTTTGTGAACGCTTCTGACGATAAGGCTCTATATACTGTGCCTGTACCTGGATTATAGATAACATCTCTAAATGTTTGTAATACAGCAGATAGTTCTGGCTCTAGTTCAATCATTCTCTTTACCGTTTTAAAAATAATCTTAGCCTGGTCTTTATCTGCAGCACATGAATAAATTTGTCCACCGTTTACGCCAAGCAATAACTGCTCTAGGACCAGAGTCGCTAGTAGGGCAGACTTGCCTGCTTTACGAGGAATACCAATTAGGGCACGACGATGTTTTAGAAGGCCAGACTCATCTTCTGCATATAAATTAATAAGCAGTTCTTTTTGCCAGGGACGAAGGACTAATTTATCTCCTACATTTCCTGCAATTGAATCCTCAGTAATACGACATAATGTTTCAGCAAAATCAATAACATCATATCCACGACTATTAACTCTTTCAAGTGCGGAAATTGGAGAGAGAAATGTTGGAGGCCATGATTGAATTTTAGTCTCCATGATTAACCTCTAAATGCTAACGAGAGCCTATCCTTGTCAAAATCTATTTCTATAATTTCTACAACGATATCATGACCAATGGTAAATTGCTCAGGAGTCCATGTGCCCATTTTAGACTTATGAATCAAGCCAGATACTAGGCCAAGTGAGACGAAGACACCAAAATTGTTAATGCCTGAAACTCTTCCTGTATATGCCTGGCCAATTTCTAACTGGCTAAACTGAATCATCTTATCTTCTTTTTGCTCTTGCTCAACAAGGGCTTTTCGTGAGATAACCACATTGCCCTTTTCTCTATCAAACTGAATTATCTTGGCATCTATTGTTTGGCCAACATAACGAGAGAAGTCTTCTGATTTATCAATGAAAGATTGAGATGAAGGTAAGAATGCTCTTATTCCAATATCTACAATCATGCCACCCTTGACCAATTTAGTGATTTCGCCAGAGACAACCTTATTTTCAGAGTTCCAAATTGATTCTACTTCAGACCAAATGGCCTCTACTTCTGCTTCCTTCATAGAAAGAACATACTGGCCTTCTTGGTCAATGCCAATAATGCTTGCATTAATTACCTGCCCAATTGAGACAACATCATGAATATCAATATTGCGTCTTGCAGATACTTCTTTCTTTGCAATAAATCCTTCAGTCTTACAGCCAATATCTAGAAGGACTCCTTCACGATCTATCTGTACTACTGTGCCTGTGACTGCATCTCCAATATTATAACTCTTCATGGATTCATCTATGGCTTTTAGGAAGTCTTCTAAACTACCTATGTCGTTAATTGCTACTTGGTTCATATTGTGCCCCTTGGTTATCTATGTCTTCTTCAAAAATTACTTTGGCACGATTCTGTCTTTTCTCCAATAGTTTATCAATTGAAGTTGCTGCTCTTACTTCTGCTACTCCTAGACGAGATCTAGAAACTGGATCAAATGCCAGTGAGGTCAGAGCATCTGTAAATGCTTTATTAATTGCCACATATGCTTTGGCATCTGCAGGCTCTGTAGAAATCATATAACGCTCTCTTGCTGCCTCATTTGCATCAGCCAAGTTCGCTGCATTCTTAACTGACTCAATATCACTAACTGGACTAAGCCAAGTTATAGCGATTCCCCAAGCACGATTCCATAAATCTATTCCAGATTCTTTAAGATTTTCTGGAGGTGCTGGAATTTCCCTTGCCATTGGTAGATGCGTAATCACATTTAAATCAGGCAAAGGATGATTTCCAGGGTTGCCCATTAATCTTTTGAGTTCATTGGGCTTTGGTGGCCTTCCAGCCGTTGGTTGAGCCATTTTTGGTTTTTTCCTTTTCTACTAATTCCTTTTTGCAACATGGTTGACAAAATTTGTCCAAATGTCCAAATCTGATAATATTGCTGTATTATACAGAAGAGGGCAGCCAGGGTCTAGCAATAAAAAACACGCACAAAAAAACACCCGTACCTAGGGTTTGCCAGGAGGGTGTGCCAGAGGGTTTCTGCTAGTTTATTTCTTTGAACTGTTACATTTTCTACATAAAACAGATATATTATCTAAAGTATTTAATCCACCATTTGCTATGGATAAAATATGATCTGCTGTAAGGTCTTGGGTGCCATAGCATTTTGAGCAATATGGTTGTAACTGTCTGGCAAGTTTAGACATTTTTTGCCATTCATAATTATATTGATTATGTCGTCTTCTTGGATTTCTTGCTTGCTGTAGTCTTGCACAAGCAGAGCACCTGCTATCTCTTACTAGTATGCCACAGCCTGAACAAGGACGATTAAATTTCATAATATAAAACCTTATGTTTAATTAATCTAACTCTTCATTAATGTTAGAGCATTCCTCACACTCTATATCATTATCATAATTGTCATACTTGACTAGGCTACCTAGGTGATGATCAAATAATGTTAGGGCAGTTGCTGCACCTCTGTTTAATAATGTATCAATTGCATCAAATGATAATCTCTCATCTGTATCTAATTGAACATTGACTGGACCTACTGACATGGACATATTAAACATATATATTCCTTATACTGTTAGTTAGTATCTCTTTAGATCCCGTCCAACTTTTGGGGTCAGCAAGTACTGATGCTATCATTATACAGGATATTCTTAAATAAATCAAATTAAACTCCTTGCTTTGGCAATAGCAGAGATATCGTATAAACCATTCTTTACTGGTATGTAGTGCTCTCTAACTATCTTATTAAGATTAACCTTAGATATGTTCATCCATAAACAAATGGCATCTATATCTAGCCAGAAGGTTCTATTAGGATTATTCATAGCCAAGGCTAATAATCTATATAGAGTCCATGAGGTACGACACTTATGGCATGTTACACCTGCTAATAGATTCTCTATATCTATAACTATATGTGCCTTACAGTCTTCAGTAGGACATGGGATTCTTCTTGGCTGTTCTATGAATCTCTTATTACAGGCTAGTCCTTTACTATGGAGTTCCTTTATCTGTCCCGCAAAATCCTCCAACCAATCCTGTTGGACTGTCCATTCAAGATGGGCTAGGTGGAATGAGACTGTTGCAGCAACCTCTTTCTCCACTGTTGCTTCTCTCTTCAGTAAGGCTGGAGGAGTAAGGGATCTTGCTCTACGGATAAGGGCTTCATACTTATGCAGTAGCCCCAGAAGTTCCTTACCCATAGAATAATCTAACGCATTAACATTAAAGCCAATTGATCTTTCTGTGCTTACTGATCCTGATCCTGAGCGTCCTGGTGTAACGAACCCAGCAGCACCTTGCTGTAACTCAGGTAGTTCAGTCAATGCAAACTTCAATGATGAGTAGCACTTCTTGCATATCTGTCCTGACTCTACATTAAATTTACATATGGCACAGTTCATAATTATCCTTTTGGCTTCTCTAACTGATTAAATAAATCGTCTACAGTTTTAATATCTTTAAACTCTTTTTGAACTACTACTTGCTCAACCTGTTCTTTTGACCATTCTTCAAGTTGTTGCTGTCTTTCTTCTAATCTTTTTTGATTAGCAGGAATCGCAATAACTGCAATCAATGCTGCCCAACTAAATAGATAAGACATAACTGCCCAGAATAATACTCTCTTCCCTAACGCAAAGGCTGACAATATTGTTAAGAATATCCATACATATTTCATTTATCTTTCTCCCATTCTGCTGTTTCTACCCAACCTATTTCTAGTTGAGTCTTACCACAAACGATACACTCTGTCTCGTCTTTTGAGGCTGCCTTACAATCTTTACAATAGTAAATCTTGTGAATCATTCCTCTATGCCTTCTAAGTCTTTGAGTTGCTTTTGTGATATTGGTCTACCAAATGCTTGATAGTGTAAATATGCATACGCTTCTCTCATCCTTTGTTGCTTCTCTTCTTCTGTGTACTCTTTAATAGTATACATGTGCTTATCTCTTTTCCTGTCTACTTCTTGCTCTGCCTTTTTATTTGCCTGCCATTGTTTCATGTACTTGAGTTTGCACTCTCTACATTCTGTATGTAGCCTAGCCTTATTCTTCTGCTGAGGACCAAAGAACTCAATAGTTAATGGCTTATCCATGTGGCATTTAGAACAGGTTCTGTACTCCATTTATGCGTTGTCTATCCCTTGTGGTACTGAAGCAGTAGGATTGTACAAAGCATGTAGCGCATTTAGTCTGCTGTGCATAGCAAGCATATACTCAAACTGCTCATCAGTTGTGTTTGGCCAGTCTGATCTGCTTGTGCTTGGAAGAATCATAACGCCTGTTTCAAGGAAGTTAACAATCTTCTGTGCTTCATAAAGCATTACTCCACTTTGAAGTACTGTGCTTGGATTTACTTGTTCTTGCTGTATCATTTCTTTTCCTTCTTCTCTCGTCTAATTAGTTTATGATAGCAGCACTTGCATACTGTACGAGCATAGTGTGGCTTATCACAATCTTGTGTTGAACATTTTTTCTTATTGGTAGTCCATGTCTTCTTTGCTGAGGCATTGCGACATACCTTGCAGTAGTAATCATAGCCATCATCGTTTGGACGATAAGCCTTCATTTTATAGAAGACGCTTAGATCTTTTGTCTCTTGGCATCTAGAACATGTTTTTGTCATCAACCCACCCTAAATTAAATCTATCAGATACTGATTCTAAGTGTAAGTAATTAACGCAAGCCTTGTTTTCACATTTGTGATGAATAACTTTTCTTTTCTGTGTCTTGTCAGTTCCATGAGGAAGTTTGTCTATACCGTAATGTAGTGCATAAGCAAATCTATGGGCTCTTACAGTGTGTGTTCTAGTAAATTCAGGAAGTTTTACTCCAAAGATTCCATATCCTTTTGGTGTCTTGGCTCCTGTCCAGACAATACAACCATCTGTCTGTTCTTCTAGAAATGAGTTAAATCTCTTAATGATAAGTTCATTTTCTGCAAACTTCTTAATATCTTTATCTGATTGGCTCATAGTCATTATGCATTCACCATCCCGTATTCCATCAAATATTCTCCAACGGTTGTGATGCCCTTATATTCATTGCAATCTGCACAAAACTGTGTTGTGCTGTAGTCAATCTTGTCCGCAATTATGGTCTCACAAAAGACACAAATTACTGCGTTCATATTTTCTATATTCATTTACTGCTCCCTTTGTCTGTAGTATTTAGTAGCATCTCTGCTGCTATATAATAAGTATAGCATCATATTGTAATCAATGCAACAAATATGGCCTTTTTTATGTTACGATTGTGTAACGATTTCCTGAGAATTGTCTGAGGATAATTCATACCAACCCTTGTCCCATAAGGTTAATAATCTTCTGAAATAATTATCGTATTTATATCTAATAATATCAGTAGAGTATTTTGCATATGTATCTGTTGCTATCTTTCTTGGATCAAGGTTCTTTACCTGTTCCGTCGCAGAAACGAAATCAGCCAGAGTATTGCATCTAAAGCCATTGAAGCCGTTCTGAACCGTTTCTGTGAAGATGCCTAGGTCACTTGTAATAACTGGAGTTCCAACGGCCATGGATTGGATGTGACTGTTACAGAAGGGTTCTAGATATAGCGTAGGTGAGAAGGCAGCAATTGCTCCACCTAATAACTCTGCTCTATTTTCTGCTGAG